ATTTAGCTGGCAAAACTTTCAACAGATGGGTAATTTGAATTTTTCAGTTGGCGGAATATACTATGTACCCGGCGACGTGATGGTTGTTGCGTCAGGAGCAACATCTCCAGCGGCTATGGTACTAGCAGAATTTATAATGATTAGAAACGACTTACTTGCTGAACTACAAGCAGAATTGGGGGCATTGTAATGGGTTATGCAAGAGCTAATAATAGTACAACAATATTAGACGCTATAAATACAACTACAACGTCAAGTGTACAAGAGTACGCATTTACAAAACAAGATTTTGACGAAATACAATTGCACATCGTGATAACAGGAACTGGGACTTGGAATGTGAAATTACAAGGGTGTTTAGAAGAAGGCGGAACTTATGTCGATCATTATAGGGGTTGTAGTGGATCTATAATACAGTCAGCGACAGGTAATATAACATCTAGCATGATGATTTGTTTCAAATGTCTACCTCCTTTTTTCAAAATTATCGCGACAGAAATCGGTGGAGTATCTACATTAACATTAAAAACTCAATTAATAACTAAATATTAGGAGGTGCAGTATGTATAACAGAATAAAAGAGAAATATTTAAAAGGTCAAATAACTGCACAGCAAGTTAGAGAATCAGTACAGTACAATTTTATAAGTGATGCAGAAGCATTAGAAATTATAAAGTCGATGTCAATGTTTAAAAGGTGGTGGTTAAGTGTACGTAAAAATAATAACAGACGTTTCGACTGAACCTGTCAGCGTGGCTCAAGCAAAAGAACATATGAGAATAACAATATCAGATGATGACACTTACATTGGGATACTAATAACAGCAGCTAGAGAATATTGCGAAAGTTATACAAGACGTGCTTTAGCTACACAAACTTTAGAATATGTATTAGATCAATTTCCAGTCGAAGACTCGTTTGAATTACCAATGAGTCCAGTTCAGAGTGTGACTACAATAAAATATAAAGATTCGGACGGAGACGAAACAACTTGGGATTCAGCTAATTATATTTTAAATGATGATTATATTCCTGCGAAAGTTCAACTCGCTTATAATACAGATTGGCCTTCTTTTACCGAATACCCAACCGCAGCAGTAAGAGTTAGATATGTAGCAGGGCATAATGATAGTTATGTAGCACTACCAAAAAGAATCTATCAAGCAATCCTTATTTTGGTTGCAGAGATGTACGAGAAAAGAGAACTCTCTTGTAGTGACAAAGCGTACGAAATGCCTTTCAGCGTAAAATGTTTATTAGATAATTATATAATTTTTGGGTGGTGATTAAATGAGTTGCGGAGGATTAAAATGTAAAATAACAATAGAGCAACAATCAACTACTCAAAATACGTATGGCGAATATCCAAACAGTTGGACTACATTCGGAACCGCTTGGGCTGAAGTTATAACAATGAATACGTTTGCGAATAGAGAAGCAGTGACAGCTAATCAAGAACATTCTAGAATCGACGTCAAATTTAGAATTAGATACTTATCAGGTACATTACCAAAAATGCGAGTATCTTTTAATAGCGCATATTATGATATAAAAGCAGTTATAAATATAAATGAAGAAAATAGGTTCATGTGGCTCATGTGTGAAAAGGTGGTGAGCTGATGGCTAGACGTAGAGCTAGACAGCGTGCAATTTTTATTGACGGATACGACGAATTAATAAGAACATTTGAAGTAATGCCGGAGGAAGCTGAAAAAATCTTAAGTGAAGCTACACGTGAAGCAGCTGAAATAGTACTAACAGCAGCTAGACAAACCGCACCGGTCGCAACTGGAAAATTAAGAGATAGTTTAAATCTAAAAGAAATGAAAATACGAAAAAGCGGATCGAAAGGTTGGAGACTAGCAACGAAAGGGGTTAGGTATGCTTTTGCAGTTGAAGCAGGAACTAAAAAAATGCCAGCTAGACCTTTCATGCGAGATGCGTTTGATAATAACGAACAAAGAGTAAAAGATAAGATAAACGAAATAGTAACAAACAAAATAGAAGAAGTTTGGAGGAGAGATTAATGCAACTGGAAGAAGCATTATATACTTATTTATCTACAGACTCTGCTATAAGCGCATTAATTTCAACGAGAGTGTTTCCCGAAGTTGCTCCGCAAAGCGCGTCTGCCCCGTTTCTTGTTTATCAAAGAATAACAACTCAGAGAATTCACACTATGAGCGCCGATCAAGGTTTTGTAATGGCGACAATGCAATTTACAGTTTGGGATAATACAATAACAAGTGCTAGATCTGTAAGTGAAGCCGTAAGAGCAGCACTACAAAATCACAGTGGACTCACTGGAGGAGTAGGCGGAGTTACTATAAACGCTACTTTGATGGAAAACGAAATTAATTTGTACGACGAAAAAACTAAAAGTTTTGGAGTAGCACAAGAATATAATATTTTTTATTACGAATAGGAGAGAGATATGAAACCATTCATAACTATAGAATTAGATAAGGTTAGAAAATTAAAGTATGGAATAAACCAATTAGTACTTTTAGAAGATTTATTAAAAGTTCCATTAGCAAAATTAGACATGAGTTCTTTAAGTATTGCTAATGTAAGAGATATAATATTTGCAGGTTTAAGCCATGAAGATAAGGAATTAACTCAAGAAAAAGTTGGAGATTTGATAGACGAACATAGTAGTTTAGAACAAGTAGTAGAAAAAATAACAGAAGCTTTTGAGGTATCATTCGGAAAAAAGTAGAAGAGTCAAGCGATGAGAAACCTTTCGCTTGGGAAACTATTTTGGAGATTGGTATTAAAACTTTAGGATTATTACCTAAAGATCTTTACGAATTAACTCCTTATGAGCTTAAGTTACTCTCACAACATTATGCAGATAAAAAACAAGATGACTATAATTTAGCATTGTTCACAGCTTGGCACGCTGAAGCTTTTCATAGAAGTAAGAAGTTACCTAAGTTAAATAAAATTTTGAAATTACCAAAAAAGAAAAAAGAATCTAAGAAAGAATTAACTAGTATTTTCAACGATAAAGAATTAAAAAAGTTAGCAGAAAAGGAGGTTGAGTGATGGCATTTTCACATGGTAAAAATACTGACGTGTATTGCAACGGATACGATTTGACAGCATATATAACTAGTATAGAAACCCCTCAGACGTCGGATACCGCAGAAGTAAGTACGTTCGGGCTAACATCGAAAGCATATATCGCAGGGCTTAAGGACGCGACAATATCAGTTGAAGGATATTACGACGGAAGTGCAGATGCAATAGACGAAGTTTTAAATACAGCACTAGGTCAAGCACAAACTGAATGGACTTGGTATCCTGAGGGTGATACGTTTGAAAATGTAGGATACGCAATGCAAACAGTTAATACAAGCCATAATATAAGTTCAGATATCGGAGATGCAACATCAATAAGCTCGGAAGGTCAAAGTATTATTGGTAGAGAACGTGTGATTTCATTACATGCATTATCACAAGAGTCAAGTTCAGGAAGTAGTTCAGGAAATGACAATGGGTCTAGTTCATCGAATGGAGGAAGTGCTTTTATACATGCAACAGATGTAACAGGTACAGTAGAAGTTATAATAGAGCACGACACAGATGCAGGTTTTGCAACTGCAGCTACTTTAGCGAGTTTTACAGCAATAAGTTCAGATCATGTATCTGAGCGAATAGCTTTCTCTGGTATAGTAAATAGATATGTAAGAGCAACTTGGACAATCGGTGGTGGAGAAGATTTAACTTTTCAAATAGGATTTAATAGAATTTAAAAGGAGGAATTAAAAAATGGCTTTTTCTCATGGTAAGGATAGTACGTTTACAATTGACAATTCAGGAGGCACTCCAGTAGACATCACAGCATATATAATATCAGTTGATTTTCCGATTAGTGCTGACACAGCGGAAGTAAGCACGATGGGTGATAGTTCAAAAGAATATATCGCAGGGCTTAAGGACGCGACAATATCGGTAGAAGGAAAATGGGACAGCACAGTAGATAACACGCTCTACGGAATAATTGGTTTGACAGGAACTTTTTCTTATGTACCTTTCTCAGGAGTAACTTACTCTGGAGAATGCATAATGACTAGTTATAATGTAAATGCAGATATTGGAGATGCAGTAAGTTTTAGTGCAGAGTTCCAAGTGACAGGAAACGTAAGCAGAGCATAAGAGGGGTGAAAACCTCTCTTTACTTTTTTGTAAAGGAGGGAATATATGGCAACGGTACGTAGTTTACAGGTCAATGTTAGAGCAGATGTTAGTGAGTTT